AACTTAGCAGACGTAATAGTCCCATCAACAGGCACGTTAACATCTGTTTGAGTCATTGTCATTACTTCTACAGCACTGCCAGTTGGAGGAGCCGTAGAGAACGTTAAAGTAGTTCCAGAGATACTATAGTTAGACTTGCTCTGATATACACCATCAACAAATACTTGAGTGTTGTTTTCATTTACAGGGTTTATAGACAACGTAAGCGTAGTATCACTGCCATCACCTGTCATACTGTCAATGTTTAAGTTAGATCCAGATACACCAGCAGCTACGCTATAGACTACTAGCTTACGTCCATTAACGGGCGCAGCACTTAATGTAAGTGTAGTTGTTCCTGAAGAAGTAGCAATGCTATAAGCACCCTGTTCTTGGAATACACCGTCAATAAAAACAATTAAGTTGTTTTCTGATTCTGTAGACTGACTTAAAGCAAAAGCAGTAGTGGAGCCGTTACAAGTAAATACATCGTGAGTAAAGGTGTTAGTGCCTCCACCGCCAATAGCGCCCCAAGCATCTGTATAGCCTTCAAACTGTGAAAGACTAGCGTTATATCTAAAGTAACCTGCTGCAGGACTTCCCGGTCTTTGAGCCGTAGTACCTACAGGAATATGTACAGCGTCTGTGTTGGCCCCTAAGTCTAAAGACACATCAGGAGAAGCCTGATTAATACCAACCCTGTTGGCGCTTACATCAGCAAATAATACACCGCTATCTACATTAACGTCTCCAGAGAATGTAGCAGTTGTAAAAGTTGTAGGAGTAATGTTTGCAGTACCGTCAAAGCTCACACCACCAATAGTTCTAGCAGTCTCTAAAGCTGTAGCAGTTGCTGCGTTGCCTGTAGTGTCTTGGTTAAGAGTACCGACTGTAAAGTCTAGGGTGTTGTCTGAGTCGTCGTAAGCTACTGTAATGCCGCTTTCAGTATTAGAAGTAACCATAGCTCCTACAGTATCAGAAATAGTTTCTGCTAAAGTAATACCAGCTATTGTAATTGCATCAGCTTCTAACGTACCGTCAACGTCTACATCGCCTGAAATATCTAAAGATCCAGCGTCTAACTCGCCACTAATAGTAATGTTACGACCACCGCTAATGTCTTTGTTTGCATCAGTAATAATAGCTTTACTAGCGATTACCGTGCCATTAGTGATACCGTCTATTAGGTTTATATCTGCTGCAGTAGCTGTAACACCATCTAAGATGTTAAGTTCTGCAGTCGTAGAAGTTACACCGTCAAGAAGGTTAAGCTCTGTAGCAGTTGAGGTCACACCATCTAAGATGTTTATTTCGGCTGCTGTGGCTGTAACGCCGTCTAGGATATTAAGTTCTGCTGTAGTGCTTGTTACGCCATCAAGGAGGTTTATCTCTGCTGCTGTGCTTGTCACACCGTCAAGGATGTTAAGCTCTGCTGCTGTACTAGTTACACCATCTAAGATGTTTATCTCAGCGGCTGTGCTTGTAACGCCATCCATAATGTTGAGTTCAGCAGTTGTAGCTGTAACCCCGTCCATAATATTTAATTCTTCGGCAGTAGCTGAAATTGCAGTACCGTTAAAATTAATAGCATCTACATAGGCTGTACCGTCTACGTACAAGTCTCTCCACTCCTGTGAAGAGCTTCCTAGATCAAAAGTAGCATCAGTATTAGGAATAATACTTGAGTTTACATCTGCACCAAACACAACATTGTCTGAAGCTGCATCACCTAAAGTAAGTGTACCACCGTTAAAAGTAGTCGTACCTGTTACTACTAAGTTACCACCTACATCTAAATTACCTGAAATATCTACAGCACCATTAATATCTATTAAGGTTGCAGTAAGTTCAATTTCATCTGTTGCTGCAATATCCAGTACCGTGCCGCTAGGAGCATTAATGTATTGAGTAGTATCGTTAAAGAATAAACCTCTCGCACCATTTAACAATAAACCAGCGTCTTCAAGGTGGGTAATTGTTACGTCTTGATCGTCTCCAAAAGCAAGAAGAGCACCGTCAGCTAAGAAAAGATCACTGAACTGAAGGTTAACTCCCCCTAGTGAAGCTCCGTCAGAAGCGTCAGGAACAAAAGCTGTAGTAGCTGTAATGGTCGTGCCTTGAATTGTACTAGAGCCTGTAACAGCTCCTGTGACCGCTAGTGTACTAGAAAGAGTAGCAGCTCCTGTAACCCCTAAAGTTCCAGCAATCGTGGCGTTGACATCGACATCAAGAGTGTCAATATGAGCGGTTCCATCCAAGAATAGATCTTTGAACTCCAATGAGGATGTACCCAAATCAATGTCGCTATCAGTAACAGGAACAATTGCACCATCTTGAATCCTGATTTGTTCAACAGCCGTTCCACTAACTTCAACAAACACTCCCCATCTGTTATTTGTAGAGTCTACTACAATTTTATTTTTAAAATCTAAGTCACCAATCTGAGGGATATTACCGCCCTGTGCTGCGGTTCCATCGTGCCTGTGACCAGTAGTAGCGGCGCTGCTATCAGAATATGCAAAAACATTAACTAACTGATTATATTCATTGTTAAATAAAGTTGCTGTAATCGTATCTCCGTCAGCAAATGTACTTTGTCGGGTATAGCTCTGAGCCATTTATTATCTCCTTCCTGATGGAGTGTAGTCTACGTAAAGACCATTCACTGTGTAGGGTGCTAGTTTATCTGTGCTTGTTATTACAAAACTTACAGTGTTTCCACTGCCTTGCACTGCTTGTCTAATTAAGGGGTCGGAAGCTGCTCCAAATACGTTAGCCCCAAACTTACCTGTTCCAAAAATACTAGGTAGAGGTATGCTATCTAAAACATAATCTAAAGGCTGTGCAATTGTAGGGTCTTCATAGTCATAACGTACACGGAGTGTAGGCTGTATTCCGCCTTCTGGACTTACAGAAACTCGCACATACCGAATAGTTTTTTTAGTACCTACATCTCCAAAATCTAAATTAGGTGTTTGGTAGGCTGAAGTTACATCAGCAGGAGTACCGCCATAATCAAAAGAATTACCATCATCGTGATTGTAAATATACCCGTCTGTGTCACCGTGCCACGTTTGTTCAATACCGTCTGTATCTAAATCTGAAGTTAAGGCCGTAGCTTTAATACCTATAGTTTCTGAGAACTGAAATCCGTCATTAGTTAAAGTAGCTATAACTCCTTTAGCAGCGGTATTAGCTGTACCGTTTGTATTATAAAATAATCTGTATTGTGACTTACTTCTTAGTACAGCACTTGTGACATCTAAATTATCTATATTAGCAGCTATGCTTTTAATAGTAGGCTGGATAGGTCTACTTACAGTCCCTAACTCAACGTCACCAATTCGTACCGTACCTGCAACAGTTCTTAACCCATCAGGGCTTAGGAACAACAAGTCACCTGCAATTTCCTGAATACTCTGTGCATCCATGCAACCTACGTTTTTTGTAACCGGCTGCACTACAATTGAGTTAGAATCATTTATGTTAAGCAGCTTAAATATACTGTTTCTACAAAAAATAATTAAGTCATCACGAAAACTGGCTAGTCCTACTACCTGATCTTCTAAAACAATTGATCCTGCACCAGTTCCTGAAAAGTTATCAGGGTCGTTAGTATGGCTATAATAAATAGTGTTAGAAGCTGTACCAGCACCAGCAACTACAAAATGCTTGTCGTGTATAGTACCTACTGATGGAGCAACGCTGCCTGATACTGTAACCTCACCTGCAAAAAAAGTTCTTGTGTTTAGATTACCTGTACCTGTCATTCTAAAAAAGTAAGGTTTATTAACGCCGTCACATATAAGAATTTCACCGTAATCAGAAAGACCTTCAAAGAATGAAAAGTTAGTCTGCTTTTGATTAGTACGTGCTAAATCTGAACGACCTGTAAAAGTAGAATAGTTGTCGCCGCTGCTGTGTACGCTAGATTTTGATATTGAAATCCATGAAGTACCGTCTTGACTGAAAAATATACCAGTACCTGAGCAAACTATTACTCCGTCTGCGTATCCTCTAATGCCTAATACTTTATTAGATCCGTTAGGTTTAGCGGCTGAGGCACCACCAAACACACTGAAGCCGTTAATTCGTCTATAACCACCGTCAGTATCTACCTCAAAGTTTGTAAGCTTAGAAGCAATTCCGGGCTGACCAAGCATCTCAAGCTGGTTAAGGCTGGTATATAATCCACCTTTAGCTGATAGACCAAACGGCTGTGACATTAAATAAACCTCGTTCGATCATCTTTAAATTCACCGGGGCCGGGACTGATAAGATTTAACTTCATAAGTCTTAGACCGCGCTTATAATCTTCAAGTGCGAATGCAGAGAACTGAGGGCTTTCTTTAAATTGATATACGTAATACCTAGCCCTATTTAAAAGAACAGGTTTATAAGTATTAGGGAATACTACCTCATCTCCAAAAGCAGATAACTCTGTGGGCAAGGCGTAAGCGTAAAACCAAATACGATATACTTTATCAGGGATGTTACTTAATCCAAACTTACGGTTGTCAGGGCTTTTAATAACTCTGTCGGGTACACCATACTGTTGTGTATCTGCATCGTCGAGGTTTTCTGAAATACGTCTGTAGTCTTTCCACGCCTCTGTAGTAGTAAAGCGTAGGTTACGTGCAGTGTAAGGGGCAGTCTCGCCGTCTACACCCACAGTCGTTAAGTAAAAGTTATCCCAGTCTATGTAGCCGTAGTCAGTAGTTAAAGAACTGCTTGTAGGCTTTAAGGTGTACCAACGCTGACCTACTACCGTTTCTACATACGCATTTCCGTACATGGGGTCAGTTTCACCACTTAAATTAACTGCAAGAAAAGGCCATTGCGGTTCCTCGTTAACAATATCTAAGTAAGCTCTGTTCAAGGCATCTTTTACGTGCTGTTGAATACCGACAGCAGAAGCAAAGCTAGAACTTGTAAGCTCTACTTCGTTCATTTCTCTAAGAAGTTCGTTAGCCAAAGTTAGAAAAGTAGCCATTAGTGTGCCTTTTTAATTGGAAAATCGACCGATTTACTTGCGCCTTTGTGAGGTTTGAAACCATCTTTAGGATCTTTCATAATCTTAAAAGACTTTCCTTCTTTCATCCAATGGTATCCTTTAGGGGCGTCTACTTTCATTGTTTTGTTTTTTTAGCTGTTTTACTAGCGCATCGTTTTTCCATATCAGAAATAGAAGCGTACCCACCTTTAGCATAACCTACTTTACTACCTCTGCTATACATTTTCTTTTTCATTATTCCTGCTCCATGCTAAAAGTTTTAGAGTTCTCCCTAGCTATTTCTAATTCTGTCTTATTGCCAAAGATACGATTATAGTTTTCTTGATACTTATCTTTATCAAAACCCTTACGAAAACGACTATCCTTAGATACAATCGCTTTCCTAAACATTACTGGATTATCGTTATTACCTATTTGCGGCATGTTTAATTCCTTATAAAAGATTGGGGGCTTTTACACCCCCGCTCCTATTAGTCGATTCCGTAGAAAGCTGAAACCAGAGCGTCTGGTCGCAGTACCTTGGCACCGTATACGTGAAGACCACGTACAATGTCACCAAAGCTATCTGGGTCACGAATTACTTCTGTGCTGGTAATCGTCTGAGCCGTAGCTGTAGAAGACATGTGACCAGCAAGACATTGACCTGCAGCGTTAGAAGTTGCAGCAATGTTGTTAGTTTTGTACATGTCAAAACCACGAAGCTTACCAGAGCTTACCAAGCCATTACGGATGGAACCCTGACCAGCGTTGTAGTCAACTGACAAGAGCTTAGAAGAACTTTGTACAAGGACTTCATAAAACTCTGGATTAGCCAAGAACCAGCGACCTTCTTCAGGTACATTAGCTTCGTCAAGAAGACGGGCCATGTGAGAAAGAACGTCAATAGGATCATGCTCAGATGTGCCAAAGCCAATGTCCAAGTTACCAGTACCGTCAAAAGTACCGCCAGCAAGGTCAGTTGCGCTATCAGAACCAAGAATGTGGTTCGGGCTTGCAGCAGAAACACCTGCGATCATTTTAGCAATTACGCCTTCATCAAAAGCATCACGCAAAGCGTAAGCTGCAGAAGAGGTTGCTACCTCGCGGAAGTTTACATGCGACATGTTTGTTTCAATATCATCAACAATGAACTTGAATGCGTTAGCAGTATCAACTACCAAAGTAATTTCTTGGTCGGTTAATTTAGTCTGCGTTACATCTGCACCACGCTCATACTGATAAACAGTAATGGTAGGTTCTTTAATGATCCGTACCGTATCGCCAAAGCTAGAAATCTCACCAGCATAGTCAGTGTTCGTAATAGCTTCTGCTACCGAAGACTTCCTAAAGAAGTTGAGTACCTGCTTGGAATATACTTTGGGTAGGAAAAACGAGTTTGTTTGACCTGATACTGAATTAGCAAAGTTACCGTTAGCGTCTGTAGACTGTTCAAAAAATTGGTCTGATTGGTTATAAGCCATATTATATTACTCCTAAGTAGAAAAGATTATCCTCTACGAACCCTTCCCTCTTCCATTGCAAGCTTGATTTCATCTTCAACCCTGTCAAATTGGTCTAGGGACATTTTCGCAATTTCACTTTCTGTCCAAATCTTAGCTTCTTTAGCATCTACATTGGTTGTTTTGGTAGATACCATGTCTGCTGCAGAACCTTCCTGCTTACGATTTGAACGTCTTTTTTGAGTACTACGTCCTTTCCCAGTTTCTAACTTATAAAGATCTAACGCTTTAACGGCTAAAGTAACATTATTAGGATTATTATAAATCCAGTCTTGTATTTGCTCAGGTTGCTCCTGCGCCCACTCATGAAAGTTATCGTCTCCTCTGATGTTATCAAAGTCAGGATGTCTTTCTTTAAGAGCCGTTTCAGCTTCTCGCGCTGCAATTTCTGATTCCCGTTGTTCAATAACAGAAAGCTTAGACCGCAGTGCTTCTACTTCGTGCTGACTCCTCATGTGAGCTACAGTTTCTACTGTATCATACAGATCAGGGTATTCTTGTCGGAAACGATCTAAGTCCTCTTGAGACTTAGGAGCTTGATATTGGGGTTCGGCTTCTCTAGCCTGTTCCCTTAGTTCTTGCTCTGTTCGTTTAAATTCAGAAAGCTTTTGATCATAATGTTTCTTTAAATCATCATAACGCTTTTTATAATTAGTGCTAGGTTCATCTTCAGTAGAAGGGGCCTTTCGTCGGGTAGCCTTCTGCTGTTGAGGTTCTTCATCATCTTCCGGGTAATACAAGCTTTCTGCAGCACTTAAAGATTTTTTTCTTTCTTGTTGTTGCCACGGTTTACGTGCATTATACGGGTTCGAGACTTCTTCCTCTTCGTATGCCTGTTCGGACATAATACTCTCCTTTTCTACGGGGCTTGTTTCTTGCAAGGTAGCCAATTTCAAACGTCTTTAAAATCTGGGGCTTGATACTACAAGGTAGCCGTACTATTGTTTTACCGTCTTCCTCCCATAAGGCTAGGCATTTGGTTAGCTCCCAACATGGTTTGATTGATAAGAGTTTCCTCTTCTTCTTCAAGCATACCTTCTTGTTGTTCTGGAGGTGTTCCTAATAGCCCACCCATCTGGCGAGTTTCACGGTTCATTACACCGCCACTAGACTTTCGTTCTGCATCATCCATCATCGTTTGAAGGTTATCTGCTCCGATTTCGCTAGTGGCTGCTTCGGTCATAACAAACTCTCCATCGCTTAATCGCGCAGGAATTGAGTCTGATACACCATCTCCGGGGCCTTCAACTTCTCCAGCTCCCGAAAACTCTGATGCAGTC